TGGGTGAAAACGACTGGTAAGAAATCCACCTATACAGATGCTCCAATAGGCAAGAGGAAAGTGAGGACTGAGGGTTCCTTTGTTACCCCAGCATTTGTTATCGGTGTTATCAAGAAACGCCTTGCCAGCACAAGGCGAGCTGGTGAAGCGCTACTAGATGAGATTGACAGCTTCGGAGACCGGCCAATGGACATTGAATCTCTAAGGACTACGGAGGCTAAAGACGCCTTAATATATATCTCAGGAGGAAATACAAAACTGATGAGCTTTTCAAAGTGGAGACTGCAAAGACTCTACAGGAGAGGGTAGGATTATGAAGATAATATGGTGAAAGGAGGAAGTAAATGAAAGCATGGAAAAAATACGGTTGGATATTCTTGCTTAGTCTTGGGTTTGTCATCGCTCCCAACATTGAACTACCGTGGGGTATATGGGATTTTAGTTGGGAGGCAGGTTTTTGTGTGGGTATCTTTATTACTCTGTGTTGGAAAAGTAGAAAGTGATATAGAATTATGAAGTCATTTAGTATTCATTGTTAGACTAACTTGACAAGAATAGCTTTGTGTGGTATTCTAAAGAACAAGAGGGCAAGGTATGCCCTAGACCAATTAGCTCACCCAAGAAAAAGGGTGGGCTTTTCTATTTGGAGGATGGGGGAATATGATAAGGTGGCCTCTCTTCGGTGTCAGGCGCCTGGGCTTTATGCTTGAGCGCCGTGTCCTACCAGCTGCTCACCGTGACCGGAGAACGGGGCGCTTTCCTCTATCCTGGCTGGCTACTGTCGCTCTGTGGTGGTGGGAATGGCGCCACTAAGGGGTAGACATACCAATTAACAGTTAAGGCGGCCTCTATGGGCAGTACAGCGAGAGATATAAAGGGGGGTTATCGCCTCTCTTAGACATTCTTACTTATTAAAGGGAATTAAATGAATAATGGCGGGAGACCCAAAATAACAATAGACTGGAAGCAATTTGAGGCTTACTGCGCCATACAATGCACATTAAGGGAGATTGCTGACTACTTTAACTGCTCCGAGATGACTATTGAGCGAAAGGTTAAAGAGCAGTATGGCTGTTGTTTTGTTGATGTTTTCAAACGCAAGAGGCAAAAAGGTTTAATGAGCCTTCGCGCTAACCTCTTCAAATTAAGTGAGAAACAGGGCAATGTCGCTATATTCCTCGCTAAGAACTGGTTAGGACTAAGTGACAAACAGGAGATAGAGCATAGTGGCAACATTGGCAAAAGAGCCGAAGAGCTATCAGATGAAGAACTTACCAACATCATTGCAGGCAGACGCAGCCGAAGAGTTACTGAAGAGACGGAAGGCTCGTAGGAACCTCTTACCCTTTTGTCAATACACTCTACCAGAATATCAATCCCCCCCCCATCTCAAAGCACTCGCAGACGCACTAGAAGCCATAGAGAGGGGGGAATTAAAGAGATTGCTGGTATTGATAGCCCCAAGACACGGAAAGTCAGAACTCATATCTCTTCGCTTCCCCTGCTGGTACTTGGCGAGGCATCCTGAAGACTATATAATCCAAGCGGGGTATGCTGAGTCAATCGCATTAACACATTCACGCCAGGCAAGGGATATATTTATATCTCCCGGAATGGCGAGATTATTCCCTGATATACACCACCGCCCCGAAAGACCCGGGCAAGAAGTAGTAATCCCAGAAAGGCAAGCTGCCCATGAGTGGGGTACTAAGCAGGGTGGGTCCTATTATGCGGTAGGTATCGGGGGGGGGTTGACCGGTAGGGGTTTCAATATAGGAATTATAGATGACCCGGTAAAGGATGAGGAAGAGGCAGCCAGCCAGACCATTAGAGATAAAGTCTGGGACTGGTATCAGAAGGTATTCAGAACCCGGGCAGAGCCAGATGCTGCTATCATAGTCGTCATGACGAGATGGCACCAAGATGACTTAGTAGGGAGAATATTAAAACAGGCTCAAGAAGATCCTGCTTCCGACCAGTGGGAGATTCTGCACTTCCCAGCTTTGCAGGAAGGAAAGGCATTGTGGCCGGAGAGGTACCCTATAGAAGTATTGGGGAAGATTCGGTCATCTATAGGCAGCAGGGCATTTGAATCACTATATCAAGGAAATCCTACCATAGCCGAAGGACAGATAATCAAGCGTGAATGGTGGCAATATTTTAGAGAACCCCCTAATTTTACAAGGTTAATACATAGTTGGGATACAGCGTTTAAGGATAAAACGCAAAATGATTACTCGGTCTGTACGATTTGGGGTGAGGCGCAGAATGGCTATTACCTGTTGGATGTATGGTGGGGAAAGGTAGAATTCCCAGAACTGAAACGAGTAGCCCTTGCTTTGTACGACAGGGATAAACCCGGTGTGGTATTAGTAGAAGACAAGGCAAGCGGGCAGTCCTTAATACAGGAGATACAAAGGAATACACCAATGCCTATTCTGCCTGTTAAAGTAGACAGCAATAAGGTGGCTAGGGTTAATTCGGTTACTCCATTGATAGAAGCGGGAAAGGTCTTTCTGCCCGAGAATGCCTCCTGGTTATTTGATTATATTGAAGAATTGTCTGCCTTCCCCAATGCTGCGCACGATGACCAGGTAGACAGCACGACTCAAGCACTATCGTTTATGCGTGGGGAAATAGAACGGGAACAGATAGTAATTTATGATGCAACGAGTGAAGTTAGGGACTTGGAGTTGGTATGACGGATAAACAAAAATTAACAGAGTCTGCACCACGGGATGAATTAGAGGTTATAATAAGAGAAGCGACTGCCAGTGTTGAAGCTGACCTTGCGTTGGAAGATGCAGGGTGGGTGAACCTAAGTGCTCAAACTGGCGATGTTATATCATCCAGTGAGAGGATAACGAACCTCAAATTATCCCGTCTGTACTCTGCTAAAGACCCACTGGGAAAGCAGGCTATTAGATTATGGACTGACTACACTTTCGGAACTGGTATGACTTGGAGTTCGGAAGACGAAGGAGCCAAGCAAGCGCTTGAATTGTTCTGGGATTCTAAAGCAAATCAAAGTGTATTATCAGCCAGAGGACAGAGAAAGTCATCTAATAAGTTACTAATAGACGGCGAGATATTCTTTGCCATTTTCTTAGGCGAGGTTTCCAAAATCAGATACATTGACCCATTAGAGATAACAGAGATAATTACTGATTCTGATGATAAAGAAGATGTGAAGTTCTACCGCCGGCAGTGGACAGATGCACAAGGTTCATCGCATACGGATATTTACCGCAGTGTGACAAATATTAAAAATGAGGCGGCGAAGGATTCATTAGGGGCGAGTATTCAAAAGACTGAAGATGCCCTAATTTATCATGTCAATAATAGTGAAAGCCAGAGAGGTAATCCCTTATTGTTACCAGCACTGGATTGGATTAAATATTACAGGAGATTCCTTTCTGCGAGAATAGCAGTTATGTTGGCATTGGCTAGGTTTGCTTGGAAGACGAAAGTTAAGGGTCCGCAGACTGCAGTAGATACGATAAAAGGCAAGACTAATGCCCAGGTAATATCCGCTGGTTCTCAGCTCTTAGAGAACTTAGGCTCAGATACCACGCCTATTAAAACAGAGTCGGGAGCTGCACAAGCATATCAAGATGGGAGGATGATTAAATTACAGATAGCCGCGGCGGTGGGTATACCCGAGCAGTATTTCGGTGATATATCAATTGGGAACTTAGCTACGGCAAAGACAGTAGAACTCCCAATGATGAAGATGTTCCAATCCTATCAGGCAACCTGGGGGGATACGTATAAAGGTATAAACGAACTTATCCTGGAACACGCTGGAATTAAACCTGACAAGTGGTATGTAGATATGGACTTCCCCGCTATAGCTCCGGCAGATGTAGCACAGGCAGCGACAGCCATCGTCCAGATTTTACAGGTAATGCCTGAACTTGCTTACTCTGATGATGTCAAACAGATAGCTCTTTTAACTTTAGGAATAAACGACCCACAGGAAGTATTGGACTCTCTGGATAAGACCAGTGAAAGCGACCCTACTATAAAATTAACAAAAGCCCTTAAACAGTTCAGGGAGAGTTTAAAGACTTGACAAATTGCCCGCAAAGTGCTATCATTAAAGTATGAATGTCATATATATCAGGATAGACCCTAGCAGCAAGAAAGCCTTGGAGATTGAAGCTCAGCGATTGGGTATGACATTAACCACATACTGTCGGATGATTTTGTTGAAGTCTTTGCAAAAGGAGTAGAGATGAAAAAGAGATTCCCCTGCGTCCTCTGGGCATTGCCAATTTGCTTCGGTTTATTGGGGGGCGTAGTAGCAGGCTGTATATCTTCTATGAAATATCAGGGCAGCTGGTGGGAACTGGTTGTAGTAGGATTTATGATTAACCTGTTCCTTACACTAGCTTGGATACTACTTATTTTTATATAAAGGAGTAAATAAATGGGATGTCCTAAATGTGAAGGCAAGGGATTTATAGAACAAGAACACGGACTGGTTAGAGTTTTCTGTGACTGCGAAAAGGGTAAAGAACTGGAGGCTGAGATAAGAGGTGAAAAACCAAGATACTATACAGAGGAAGAGATAGATGACAGTAATAGCGGAAGTGAATCAATTAATATCGCTGTTGGAAGCAAAGATACCGGCAAACCCAAGAAGCCCCGCAAACCGAAGGCTAGAAAAGGGGCTACAAAGAAATCTCATTAAATACTTTGATGATTTAGAGAAGGCTTTCCCTTATTCTGAGCTGGATAAAATCTACAATAGATATGTAGAAAAGGAGTAAGGTATGAGAACATGGGAATGGATACGGGCTGCGATTCTAGTGCTTGTGGCAATAGGGGCTTGGGTATGGGGATAATAGATGCCATTAAATAAAGACACAGAGAACTTTCTCAACTCCTTATTGGGTGCGTTTGATGAGAAACTAACAGCAACAATAGGGGGTGAATTAGCTGGAATTTATGTCTCCGGTTCTACAGAGATGATTTCTTATGGTAAGACAAAGATGGGTGTTCCCATAGCTTTTGAGGGACCACCTGTTTCGCAAGCCATAGATTGGGCTGAAAAACACGCCGCTACTCTAGTTACTCAAATGAATGAAGAGACCAAGAGACGACTTGCTCGTGTAGTCAGTCAGGGGATAGAGAATAAAAGAGGCATCCCCGGGTTGGCAAGGGATATAAGAGGTTCTTTTACTGATATGAGTCGGTATCGTTCACAGTTAATCGCCAGGACAGAAACAGCCAATGCTCTATCAACAGCCTCTTTGGATAGAATGAATGATATGGGGATTGACGGCAAGGAATGGGTGACAGCAGGTGATGATAGAGTTAGTGATGAATGTTTAGGGAATGAGGCAGAGGGCGTGATACCCGTCAATCAATCCTTCAGTGGTGGAGTTATGGGTCCTCCTCAACATCCCGACGCAGTATGTGCTGGATATTCATTTTCCCCTTATGGGTCGCTAATCCAAATGCTTAGTTCTCGATATGACGGCCCCTCGATTACGATTGAGGCTGAGAGAATTGAGGGTATTGCTGAGTTGCCTTCTGGGGATGCCGCAAGTTACCCTGATATTTCTAATAGAGATATTGTTAGTGAACATGTCGATAGCAGTAGCGATTTGCTCATTAGAAATCAGAGTAGGGGAACCATTCCCATATTTCCTGAGAGGATACGACTCACCATTGGGCCGAACCACCCTGTATTGACCAGACGTGGTTTTGTTAAGGCTCAATTCCTTAATGAAGGCGATGAGTTGCTCTATGACCGCAGGTGCGAATTCACGGCAGGGTTTGCCGAACCTTACCTCAAACAGGTTCTTATTATTGAGGACATATTCGAGGCGGTTGCTACGATTTCTGACTACACGGATATTCCCGCTGCCGGTGACTATTTCCGCGGCGATGAGTCCTTCT